AGAAGAAACAACAGTATGTTAAGTATAAAGCCACAGAACAATATGGCATACTTGATGAGTTTGAAATGATGGAGTTTGAAGATGGAACTACCAAACAATTTGAACTATATGATAACATTAGTGTATTCATTGAAACATATGAAACGGCAAACAAGAAGAAAAAAGAAATAAAGAAGCCAAAAGGGCTTGAAAACTTCTTAGGAGAGTGATATACTAGTATTATGAAAATAGCGATTATAACAGACCAACACTTTGGAGCAAGGAATGACTCACCTCATTTCTTAGATTATTATGAAAAGTTTTATAGAGATACTTTCTTCCCATGCCTTGACAATAATGGCATTACTACTGTTCTTATACTCGGTGATACGTTTGACCGTAGGAAATACATAAACTTCTACAGCCTCAAACGTGCCAAAGAGATGTTCTTTGATGAGTTAGCCAAAAGAAACCTTACAGTTTATATGTTGGCTGGTAATCATGATACTTACTTTAAAAATACCAATGATGTAAACTCAGTAGACCTTCTACTTAATGAATATGAAAACATCCATGTTATAGATTCTCCACAGACAATACACTTAAATTATGGTGATGTTGGTTCTGATATATTGATGATGCCTTGGATTTGTGCAGAGAACTATGATGAAAGTATGTTAGAACTGAAAAACAATTCAGCATCTTTATGTATGGGACATTTTGAAATTGCTGGATTTACCATGCACCGTGGTATGACCTCTGATGGAGGATTGAGTCATGAAATCTTTAGGAAATTTGATATGGTCTTTTCTGGCCACTTTCACCATCGCTCTACTTCAGACAATATTTCTTATCTTGGCAATCCTTATGAGCTTACGTGGCAAGATTATAATGACACTAGGGGTTTTCACCTTTTTGATTTGTCTACTCGTACTCTGGAGTTTATCCCGAATCCCAACGTAATGTTTCATCGTATTGTGTATGATGATAAGGTGGAATCTATTACAGAAATTACCAATAAAGATTTGGCCAAGTATACCAATACCTATGTTAAGGTAGTGGTTGTGAATAAAACCAATCCGTATCTGTTTGACAAGTTTATGGCTTCATTGTACAATGTTAATCCAATCGATATTACCATTGCCGAGGACTTTATTGACTTGACAACAGGCGTAGAAGATGATATGATAGACCAAGCTGAAGATACTATGACAATTATAGAAAAGTTTGTTGATGGTATCTCCGAAGAATCTATTGATAATAACAAGCTGAAAACAGTAATGCGTGAATTATATGTTGAGGCTTTAAACCAAGAACAAGCATGATTATATTTGAGAAGTTGAGGTGGAAGAATATTCTTTCCACAGGTAACTCATTTACGGAATTAAATCTAACTAAATCACCAAACACACTTGTCATAGGTAATAACGGTGCTGGTAAATCCACTATGTTGGATGCCTTGTGTTTTGGTTTGTTTGGTAAACCATTTCGTAAAATCAATAAACCCAACCTATTAAACTCTATCAACCAACAACAAGGTGTGGTTGAGGTTGAGTTTTCTATTGGCCAAAAGAAGTATAAGATTATTCGTGGTATTAAACCAAACACATTTGAAGTATATTGTAATAACCAGTTAGTGGATCAAGATGCGAAAGCTAAAGACTACCAAGACCACCTAGAGAAATTCATTCTCAAAATAAACTATAAGTCTTTTACGCAAGTAGTCATCTTGGGTTCCGCCTCATTTGTTCCGTTCATGCAGTTATCGCCTGGTGACCGTAGAGCAATCATCGAGGACTTATTAGACATTCAAATTTTCTCCTCCATGAATGGCATTGTCAAAGATAAGATGTCCATTATTAAAGATGGAACATTGAAGAACAAATATGCCATGGATTTGGCATCTGAGAAGATACTATTACAGAAACAGAATATAGAGGAACACAAGAAGCATAATCAGTCGGAGATAGAAAAGAAGAAGAAGGATGTGGCGGATAGTGTAGACCAAATCTTTATCTTACAAAAGGATATTGGATTAATTCAAAAACACATTGATGTGTTACAAAGTAAAATTGCTGATAAACTGGCAGTAGAGGCCAAGAGTTCCAAGTTACTACAATTGGAATCTAAACTAGAATCTAGAATTAAAAAAATTGATAAAGAGGTGTCCTTCTATGAGCAAAACGATAACTGTCCCACCTGTAAACAAGGAATCGAAGAATCGTTTAGACAGGAACAAGTGGTTACATTGGGCACAACTAAACTGGAGGTCGACAAAGGACTTACAGAATTATCAGTTCAGATTGCCACAACTAATAAAAGATTCGAAGATATACAAAACAGTTTAAAACATATTACGGCACACAGTAATGAGATTGTAAAACACAATTCTACGGTATCTGCCATTAATCAATATGTTACTAAAATTCAAAAAGAGATTGAGGAGTTATCTAATCGTAAGGATAATTTAGAGGAAGAAAATACAAAACTGGTTGAGTTGAAGGCTGAGTTATCCGCTTTGATTAAACACCAAGAAGGACTTTCTGTTGAGAAACAATATTTGGATTTTGCTGGCAATCTATTAAAAGATTCTGGTATTAAAACAAAGATTATCAAGCAGTATTTGCCAATCATGAATAAACTGATTAACAAATACCTAACAGCCATGGACTTCTTTGTGAATTTTAACATCGATGAGAATTTTGAGGAGTCTATTAAGTCCAGACACCGTGATGATTTTAGTTATGCCAATTTCTCTGAAGGTGAAAAGATGAGGATTGATTTGGCATTACTATTTACTTGGCGCCAAATTGCCAAGATGAAGAATTCAACTAATACAAACTTATTAATATTAGATGAAGTATTTGATTCAAGTTTAGATACTGTAGGTACAGATGAGTTTTTGAAATTGTTATATGAAATGGATAAAGACACTAATGTGTTTGTTATCAGTCATAAAGGCGACCAACTGTTTGATAAGTTTAGGTCAGTAATCAAGTTTAAGAAAGTTAATAATTTTAGTCAGGTGGAATAATGAGTGATGATATTATAAGATTTAATACGGATGATGCCGTAAAAACTGGAATCGTAGCACCACAACAAGCCAAAGTATTTAAATTGGTTTCTGAGGACCATCCAATTTTAAAAGAAGTATTACCAGAATTTAACTTTGATAATCCTCTTGTTAATCCAAATGAGTTTGCTTCCACTTTGGTAGAGACTTGTAAGTTACATCGAGGATTTGGATTATCTGCCAACCAATGTGGATTTAAACATCGAGTATTTGTAATGGGTTCGGAAGAAAACTATGTAGCATTTTATAATCCAAGAATAGTATCATATGATGGTGAAGTCCATTTAGCTGAAGGATGTTTATCTTTTCCTTTCTTAGGATTACACATTACTAGAGCTTCAATTATCGATGTTGAATACCAAGATTTTAATGGAATCTTTAGAGAGTCAAAATTTTCTGGTATATCTGCTCGTTGTTTTCAACATGAGCTTGACCACATGAATGGAATAGTGTATACTCAAAGAGTGAAACCACTAGCATTACAGACTGGTATGAAGAAACGTAATAAACTAATGAAGAAATTAAAACTCATATAATGGCAACCCCTATCGAATTTGTAGAAGAACAATGGCAAACGTGGATTGAAAAAAATCCTCTTGGCACCTATCAACATATTGACCAAGAAAAATTAGTTAAAGTACTTACGGAAGATTTAACATATGCTTCTGGTATGGATGTAAAAGAATATACATTATATCAAAAATGGTGTGAGATTAAAGAGAGATATCCCGTACACGAATCTAATGCTTTGGCTGTTATGTTTGATGAACGTCCAGAAATGGTAAATCAAGAACAAAAAGAATTAATCAATCAAGTTAAATCTAATTTCTGGATGCCAAAAGAACCTGATGATTATGCCAACCTAAAACCAATTATGAAATTACATAATGGTGAGTTGGCTGAAACATGGAATGCCATTAGAACATTCTCATCAACAATGAAGAATAACTCCAACATTGGTCGTAACCTATTCTATACAATTGAAGATGAAGTTACAGGTAAATATCTTGGTGTTATTTGTATATCATCAGACTTCTTAGATTTAACTCCAAGAGATAATGCAATTGGATGGTCGAGAGATGTTAAGACTTCACAAGGCATGATTAATCATACTGCCATTGGGTCTACGATTGTTCCATTACAACCTCTTGGTTATAATTATATGGGTGGAAAGTTATTGGCATTGTTATGTCTTGCTGATACAGTTCAAAACGATTGGAAGGAAAGATATGGAGATGTCTTGGTCGGAGTTACAACTACTTCTCTTTATGGCAACACTAAGTCTAATGGTCTTTCTCAATATGATGGATTAGAACATTGGAATAAAATGGGTTTCTCCTCTGGTTCTGTGGCATTTGAACCATCGAGATCCACTAAGAGAATGATATTTGATTGGTTAAAAGAGAATCACACTAAAAAATATTTTGAATGGTGGGAAGCCAAGAATAAACAAGGACTACCATTAAAACGTGACCATAAGAATAGGTCATTACACTTTGCTTATCCTAAACTTGGAATACCAAAAGAATTAACCAGAACAGAACATCAAAGAGGAATCTATTTCTCTCCTCTTTATGACAACACCAGTGAATATCTCCGCAAGGAGATTGGTGATGATAAACTAGTAAAGTCATTCGATACTAGTTTGGAAGCCTTGACGAATATTTGGAAAACCAAATATGCTAAAGGCCGTATATCAATGTTGAAGAAAAAGAATACTGTTTCATATGAAGCCTTATTCTATGATGACTTGATATACTTGTCTTGGGAAGAAACCAAGGCAAAATATCTGACACAAGTTGGCAGATAATCAAGTATACCACAAATATGCTTGACAATCATACATATATAATGTTATGATGTTGTTACTCGTTAATTGCGAGGATTTTTTTAATTATGAACAAGGAGTTCTATATGAAGTTATCAGCAAAAGAGAAGATGTTAGCCGCACTAAAGCAACCAAGTGGTTATAACACTTTTACAACTAAGCAAGCACAGCGTCGTTTTGGTATCACTAACGTTGCTGCTCGAATCGATGAATTGCGTCAAGAAGGTAACGTAATTTACACAAACACCAAAGTTGTAGACGGTCAGAAAGTTTCTTTCTATCGTTTAGGTACACCAACTAAAGCATTAGTTCGTGCCGCTTTATCTTCTGGTTATTCACTTACTGCCTAATCAGCAAGTTGCATAGGGAGTTCGCTGGGAAGCGATACTCCCTTTTTTTATTATTTTATAATGGACTAAAATGGAAATCTCAATCTCAAAAGAAGAATTACAAAAGAAAAGCCTATTTGTAGCCACACCAATGTATGGTGGTATGAACCATGGCCTATACATGAAAGCCTGTTTAGATTTACAAGGCGTCTGTATGCAGTATAATATTCCAGTCAAATTCTCATTCTTATTTAATGAGTCCCTAATTACTAGAGCAAGAAATTATCTTGTTGATGAGTTCATTCACAGGTCTGATTGTACTCATTTGTTGTTTATTGATTCAGATATTAATTTTGGTCCACAAGATGTTCTAGCTTTACTAGCTTTAGACAAAGATGTTATTGGTGGTCCTTATCCAAAGAAAGCAATTAAGTGGAAATCAGTAGCAACAGCTTTGAAAAAGAATCCAGAAATTGAACCGAATATGTTAGAAAAAGTTACTGGTGATTATGTGTTTAATCCAGTTAAAGGTACAGCACAATTTTCAGTAACAGATCCATTGAAAGTTATGGAGATTGGAACAGGATTCATGTTAGTGAAGCGTGAAGTATTTGCTCAGATGGAAAAAGAATATCCAATGATTAAGTATAAACCAGACCATGTGGGTCAAGCTCACTTTGATGGCAGTCGTTATATTCATGCCTTCTTTGATACAGTTATTGACACTAAAGATTCTATTACAGGTGGTGGTTCTGACCGATATTTATCAGAAGATTATATGTTCTGTCAGATGTGGCGTAAAATGGGTGGCGAAATCTGGTTATGTCCTTGGATGAAAACAGAGCACATTGGTACATATCACTTCAAAGGAGATATGGCTGCTGTTGCTAATTTTGTCGGAGAAATGTAATGAAATATGAAGATTTTATAAAGGAATCACAGACTGCCACAACAGGTGGTCGCAAGTTTGATGGTAACAAACTAGAATATGGTTTGTTACCACCATTAGCATTAAAGGCAACAGTAGATATACTTACCTTTGGTGCTCAGAAGTATGAACGGGATAATTGGAAGTTTGTTCCTGATTCTAAGCGTAGATACTTTGATGCCGCACAACGGCATTTATGGGCTTGGAAAGAAGGAGAACAGAATGACCAAGAGACCGGTAAAAATCACTTGGCACATGCGTTGTGCTGCTTGATGTTTTTGTATGAACATGATATAATGTATTCTTTAAATAATGGAGAAGTGAATGAAACTATCAAATGAAACCGTAAATGTGTTGAAGAATTTTTCAACCATCAATCAAGGTTTAGAGTTTAAACAAGGCAAGACAATCAAAACAGTATCTTCTAGCAAGGCATTAATGGCAGAAGCTACTTTATCGGATGACTTTCCAGAAACCTTTTGTATCTATGATTTAAACCAGTTCTTATCGGTCAATTCTTTGTTTAAAGATAAACCAGAATTAGTTTTTGATGATGCAAATGTGGTATTTACAAGTGGTCGTAACAAAGTGAAGTATCGTAAAACAGCCAAGAGTATGATTGTAGCTGCACCAGATAAAACAATTACATTACCATCTATTGATGTAACTTTTAATTTGAAGGCTGAAGATTATCATTGGATTATGGATACTGCCAAAGTATTATCTTCTCCACATATTGCCATTCAATCTGATGGTGATGCAGTTGAGATTGTTACATTCGATGCTGCCAATGATTCTGCTCACGTTAATTCAATGCAGATTGAAGGTCTTGATGGTGGTGGTAAGAAATATAAAATTGTTTTCAACACAGAAAACTTTAAGATGATTCCTGGTAGTTATGAAGTAAATGTTTCTTTTGGTGGCATTAGTCACTTCAAGAATACTAAAGACAACATTCAATATTGGATGGCATCTGAAACTAAACATACTAAAGTCGGAGGTTAATATGTCACAGTTGTTACATTTTACGGATTCTGTTAGTGGTATGTCTGTCGCTATTAATCCAACAAAAGTGGTTTGTGTATTTACAAACAAAGATCCTGAAACTGGCCTAGAAACTACAGTAATTAATTTAGTCAATGGTAATGTTGGTGTTACTGAAGATTACTTAGAAACTGTTGGTTTATTGCAAGGAAGTCTCGGTTGATAATTGTTGTAATTTTTGAGTTGTATTATATTATGGGAGTTTTGAATGGAACATTTACTATGGGTCGAGAAGTATCGACCAGCCAAAGTGGAAGATTGTATTCTTCCGGATGCAATCAAAACCACTTTTCAAGAGTATGTCAATAGAAAAGAAATACCAAACTTATTACTTTCAGGCTCAGCAGGTGTTGGTAAAACAACAATTGCGAAAGCCCTCTGTGAAGAAGTTGGTTGTGACTACATTATTATTAATGGTTCTGATGAGTCTGGTATTGATGTACTTCGTAATAAGATTAAAAATTATGCTTCGTCTATCTCATTATCAGGCGGTCGAAAAGTAGTCATCATAGATGAAGCAGACTATCTAAATCCAAATTCCACGCAACCTGCAATGCGTGGTGCAATTGAGGAGTTCTCCTCAAACTGTTCGTTCATCTTTACTTGTAATTTCAAGAATCGAATTATTGATCCAATTCATTCTCGTTGTTCAGTCATTGACTTCAAAATCAATGGTAATAAAGCAAAGATGGCTGCCCAATTCTTTAAGAGAGTTGAGTGGATTCTAGAACAAGAAAAGATTAAATATGATAAAGAAGTGGTGGCTGCCGTCATCACCAAACACTTTCCCGATAATCGTAGGATATTAAATGAACTTCAACGTTACTCCGTTTCTGGTGTTATTGATAAAGGTATTCTTTCTAATGTTACTGACGTACAACTTGATGCTTTGGTACAAGGGTTAAAAGATAAAGACTTTGGATCCGTTCGCAAGTGGGTCACAAACAATTTAGACAACGATCCAACCAAAATCTATCGTAAGTTATATGATACATTATATGAACAGTTGAAACCAAACGCAGTTCCACAGTTGGTTCTACACCTTGCTAAGTATCAATACCAAGCCGCATTTGTTGCTGACCATGAAATCAATATGGTGGCTTGTTTGACTGAGATTATGGTGGATTGTGAGTTCAAATAATGCCTGACCTATTCAAAGACATTATACCATCAATACTCCAGACTAAAAAGAATGTACTACAAGATGAAATAGATGTAAAAGATTATACACCTTTTGTTGTAAATCGTGCTTTGTCCTATCATATGGATTGTATTCTATATGCCAATGAGATGAATCTTTATCCAGAAATAGATAAAGACCTTCAATATCAGTACCTTCTAAATACCATTAGG